ATGTATAAGCTCACGGATCAGGCTGCTGAAGATTTTGCTGGGATTTATGATTATACACTTTTGCAGTTCAGTGAAGCTCAAGCTGACCATTATACGGAGGCACTGGAAGCATTTTTTGACACGCTAGCTGAGATGCCACATATAGGGAGGGAATACCCATCTGTCCCAGGTGTAATGCGGGTTGAGTTTCACCGCCACACGGTTTTCTATACTATCCGGGATACCGATATTCTGATTGCGCGTATCCTTCATCAACAGATGAATCACCCCCGTCATCTTCTTTGAGCGGGCGGATGCTACGTTGTTAAGCAACCGTAGCACTCAAAAGTGTCCACACTTAAAAATTTCCACGCTACTTATGGGAAATTATAGTTAGCAAGTCTGAATTGCAACCTGATTTATGATAACGATGATCTTCGATATGAAAATCATAAATCGCTGTTAACTATCAGAACATAACTGGCACATCATGTTCGAATTTAAAAATGGTGATGCTTATACTTTAAACTTGGAGGATTATCACTAATGAGACAAGCTATTGTTTCTCATCCGGGCGTTATGGTATCCAACATGCTGGAGGATTTGGGGGGTTGGCGTTCACTAGTTTGCTAAAAACATCGGCGTAACTCCAGCGACGATTTCCCGCTTTCTTTCGGGCAAAACGGCGTTAACCCCGGAGCTCGCCATCCGCCTGTCTGCTGCACTGGGGAGTAATCCAGCGTTTTGGATGCGCTTACAGACGAACTACGACTTGCGCCAACTGGAAGATGAAATCGACACGTCAGAGATTGTTCTCTACGGCGACAATGACGAAACACCGCAGATCACTTCAAAGCATTAAGCAAAAGTAAAAAACCAACAACCCCAAGCAGCAATAAAAACAAGTTTCGTCATTGTCCGGCATTATCTATTTTATTGAAGTTCCCGCTCAAGCAGCTGAACTATGAACTGGTTCTTTGAGACTGCGTGTGATATTGTCACCGCAGTCAAGCGAGCTTCCAGCCAGCCAGGATAACGAAGAGTAAAAGATTTTAGCTTGCCCTCCTCCTTGAATGGGTTAATTCCCTCTTCCTCGCACGTTTCTATATATTCAGCCAGTGAGATTTGTCCCTCTTTTTCAAGCCCGTCAATACTGTTTGATACGAAATCACAATATCCGGTGACATCCAGAAATTTGCCGCGAAAGGCCCTAATTTCTGCTTCGTAGGTAACAGAAGCAGGATGGCCGTCGATAGTCATAATGTTGTTGCTTTTAATCATGTTCGACTCCTATTACATTTTCGAACCACTCACGAAGGCCATTGACTGCGCCTTTATCCATTACGTTACCAGGATGAGGTTGATGAGTCTGATAGACTGAGCCCATGAGGATAAACTTCCGGCGTGATCCGTTGCCGTTCTTGATCTTCCCCCCCAGTTTGTTAATCAGGCTGACTACATCATCCCATTTTATGCCGGATTTCGGCGGGATGGTCAGCACATCCGCAAGGATCTTGCGGTGCTTTGAACTCAGCTCTTTAACCTTAATCATCTTTCATCCCATTGACGTCATTTGATGATATCATTCTATTTTGGTCCCATTATGATGTCAAACAATGACGTCGTTTTTCGCTTCTTAAGTTTGTTAATTGGGGCTTGAGTTGAGTAGACCCGCCGGTTACCCGGACGTGCTGAACTACCGCATCCGGCTCCCGACAGATCAGAATACCAGCACGGTCTGTTGTCCACTATCAGGATGCGGTGGAACCGCTTCAATCAATGTCGGCTTGGTGACGAACCGCACAAAGGTTTCATGACTAACAAACGTTGAGCCACAATTAATATTCTGGCACTGGTTGTAACGTTCCTTAGTTTGAGGCGTGTGTTCAAAACTGCTGCGAGTGTGGGCGGCATGGCCACATAAGGGGCATCTCATCATAGCGCGAGTACCTCAACAAACAGGTTGCCATAGCTGAAACTGGCACTAAAGCAACTATACCATATCTGAATCAGAAATTTTTACTTCCAATCGCAAAGATGACGTTAATCCGCTGTCATCCAAGGTATGAGTGACAGTAACCAGAGTCCAGTCTGCCATATCAATCTCAGGCTTGAAGCCGCTCACCCTGACTTTCATTTCAAGAAACAGCTCTGGCCTTCCCTTCGCCAGTCGAATAGAGAATGACGCCACACCGCGCTGAATTTTCTCCCATTCTGCTTTAGCTGCACGTTCGGCATTGGCCTTGTTAGCATAGATGTGCTTCATCACAAAAACGTTACCCTCACTGCCAACCAGATAATGGTCCTGTTTTTTCTTTTCTTGCTGCGGATTAGTCTTACTTCGCTTGCGTTTGACAGTGATGTTCTCTTTTTTCCTCGGATTACGAGTATTAAGCCAACTGGCGGAAACGCCGGTATAAGCGCCCCGGTCAGCCAGTGAAAAACGGTGATCGTCTCCAGATTGCCGGGTAATGATAACCGAAGGCAGGGACTGCCCGCTGGCGGCTTTGTTCTGCCCCTGTCGGATAAAAAGCAAATAACCATTCTTGATAGTAGCAATGGCACTCTCCTGTTTTGCCAACCGGGTTAGAAAATTGCCGTCAGATTCGTTGGTCTGGTCAATATGGCTGAGAGTGATGTTGGCTAGCATTTTGTCCACTTTCGGCGTCAAATCGTTACGCACGGCAATAGTGTGCACAATATCACTGATCGTTTTCTGGTGATAAGCCACCTCGCGATTGATATTAAGCGTCGCCCGAAAATCTGCACTGCGGGCACGGATGATTATCTTGTCCGGCGCACCACTGTATTCGATTTCATCCACAATAAACTTGCCTTTGTGGATCAGTCTATCTAGCTTCCAAACAACTAAAGTATCTCCTTTTTTAAGTTGTCTTAAAGCCCGCTTTAAACCGGGTCTGTTAGTTGTTTTTCCACTTAATTTATCCTCAAAGATTTGTTCACAATTTATACTCATCAAAGCATTTTTTTGTAAATCGCTGTTTTGGTCATTTGTTGACACCCGGATATAACCGATCTTTGACATGTAAATTCCGTCGCCGCACATAGAATAAATTGTATTTATCAAAATTAGCTCTATGTGTGAGTGTGCGGAAAACCTCACGCTGACTTACAGTGCTTCCATTTGTATAGGTCGCTCAGACGGCTTTTTTAGATCAATTAACGTTCAAAATGAGTGTTTGTAGGAATGTAGAAAGAAACGAGTGAAATGCAGTCAATTATTGACTATAAAAGGGGCTAAATAAACCACATGTTTTGATAAAAAGCGCGGCGCAGAAATTTTATCAATTTAAATGACGCGCTTTTTCAATTTACGCGGCTCGCTACACCCAACGAGAAATTGTCTGCCGGATACTGTTCAATCCATATTTTCGTTCATAATTGCGGATAATCTTGATAATGGCCCGTATGCCGTATTCTGGTGACACAAACTGACAAAATGACGGGTCTGTTTGTATGTCGTGTAATCCCAGCCATTTATCGCCGTGGCGAATATTGCCCGGATTATGATTGCGAACACCTCTAGTCACATGATTTGTCTCCCAAACGTTTATTAATTGCGCGAAGGGCAAATTCACGCAGTTTTTCAACACCAATAAAACCAATGGCGCCACCCTGTATTTTCTCGGCACCAATGCCCGCACCGCGCAAAGCTATCACGGCAATCTCTATCTGGATGAATATTTCTGGATTCCGAAATTTCAGGAACTGCGCAAGGTAGCATCCGGTATGGCGATGCACAAAAAATGGCGCTAGACTTACTTTTCTACCCCGTCCAGCCTGACCCACAGCGCATACCAGTATTGGTCAGGCAAACTGTTTAACCGTGGCCGCGCCAAGGCCAATCGCATTGACATTAATATTAGCCATCAAGCATTATCCGGCGGCCTGCTATGTGCCGATGGTCAGTGGCGGCAGATCGTCACGGTTGAAGATGCCGTCAGGGGCGGCTGTAATCTGTTTGATATTGACCAGTTACGGCTGGAATACAGCCCGGACGAGTACCAGAACCTGCTGATGTGTGAGTTTATGGACGATATCGAATCCATTTTCTCACTGCAACTGATGCAGGGTTGCATGGTCGATAGCTGGGAAATCTGGGACGATGTGCAACCCCTGATGCTACGCCCCTATGGTTATCACCCTGTCTGGATCGGTTATGATCCCGCCAAAGGTGGCGAGAATGGCGACAGTGCCGGCTGTGTCGTAGTCGCTCCACCGCGGGTACCGGGTGGCAAATTCCGCATCCTTGAACGTCATCAGTGGCGTGGAATGAACTTTCGCGCTCAGTCTGACGCCATTAAACGACTGACGGAACAGTACAACGTCGAATATATCGGTATTGACTCGACCAGCGTCGGGCATGGGGTTTACCAAAACGTCAAAGAATTTTTCCCGTCTGTGCGGGAATTTGTCTATAACCCCGCCGTTAAAAACGCGCTGGTACTTAAGGCATGGGACATTATTGGTGCTTTGTAGGGCATGAGATCCTTTTTTGATCTTGCGGATTGGTGCGGGGAATGGAGGGTTATGCCCCTTATGCGCACCCGCAACAAAAGAATAAAAAACGATCACTTTATTAATGATAAGGATATTTTGATATCGTTAACACCACAGGCACGCGCATAGCGACTGAGTGTATCAATGGATGCCTTAACGATATTTCTTTCTATTTTTGATACAGTCGGTGGTTTGATACCCATTTTTTCAGCAACCTGAGCGCTGGTCAGCCCAGCATGTTTCCGCCATTCAGTCAGCATATTCTGCATCTCAATCGCGAACTCAAGCTCTTTCTCCTCTTCCGCTAACGTGGCTTTAAATCGGGGGTTTTCTTTGGTTCTTTCCTCAATGTAGAGGTCTAAGTCATCACGCATCATATTTCCTCTTAATCTCTTGATGGTTCTGTCAGTTCATTTTTTCGCGCAATCGCTATCCTGAGTTCATTCAGGGGAGTGGCATTAGTTTTTTTCACAAAGCATCGTAACAGATAGATTTTCTTCCCTGTAGCATAACAAAAAAAACTTCTGGCTATTCCGTCTTTGGCTTTTGCTCTCAGCTCAAACAGCCCTTTATATCCCTCTATCGGTTTCGAATGCGGCTCTCCTGTTTCTGACATTCCGTCTCTATCGGAATAAAACTGCCATCCGTCCATAACTTGAACGACTGTTCACCTATGTTGATTTTTCCTCCGATGATTAATGACTTCGCCATAGCCCGGCTAAAATCCATGCCGATTGAATCCGCATAATCGATAACTTTTTCCACTAACAGATCACCGCCTCTGGCCGTACTGTCACACCCCGTACAGTTATTGACAGAACTCCAAGGATTAGAACCATTAAGCGAGAAAAATGTTGCTATGACCCATCTCACAACACCAGAGATAGAACTACTGCTTAATTCTCTAAATAAAGAGGAAAAAAAGCTGGCTTTACTCTGCCTTAGCACTGGCGCGCGCTGGGGGGAAGCGGAAAGTCTGGCAGCTCAACAGGTATTAAAAGGCCGTGTAATTTTTCTAAATACCAAAAATGGAGATCAACGCATCGTTCCCATTTCTGACAAATTAGAGAAAGAAATTCGCGGCAAAAAGAAAATGGGCAAGCTGTTCAATGTTGACTACATAAATTTCTGCAAGATCTTACATGTAGTAAAGCCCGACTTACCTAAAGGGCAAGCAACTCATGTCCTCAGACACACTTTTGCCAGCCACTTCATGATGAATGGAGGGAATATAATTGCATTACAACAGATATTAGGGCACACCAGCATAATCCAAACAATGGTCTATGCACACCTTGCCCCAGACTATCTGCAACATGCCATTACATTAAACCCTCTTAAGGGTGAGATAGAAGTAGAATAA